TGGCGGCGGAGAACGGCCTGAGCGACCATCTTGCAAGCCTGTTCCGGTGGAAGCCGGAAATCAACGCCTTCGCTTGGAAAGCAGCCAAGCCGGAAATCACAACCCCACTGCTTGACGCAATAACGGCCACACCGGGCCGTCCCTCGTTCACCATCACCAAGGAGTAATTGACATGGCATTTCTCGAAGAAACTTTTGTCGTCGACAACCTGCCGCAGCCTGAGCGCAGCTATGACCTGCTGCCTGAAGGGTGGTATGACGCCACGATCACGAAGGCCGATGTCGGTCAGACTAAGGCTGGCACCGGCACCAAGATCGATGTCCGCTACGACATCACTGGGCCGACGCAGCAGGGCCGGGTCATTTTCGGCAGCCTGAACATCCGCAACCCCAGCGTCGAGGCCGAACGCATCGGCCGTGAGCAGCTGGGCGAATTGATGCGTGCCATTGGCCTGCAACGGGTGCAGGATTCCGACGAACTGATCGGCGGCAATGTCTGCATCAAGGTGCGCATCAAGAAGGCGAGCGCTAAGGACATCGCCAACGGTTACACGCAGGACCGGAACGAGATCGCGGGCTGGAAGGCGATCGGCGGCTCAACGCCGGCGATGCCGAAGGCGCCGCCAGCCAGCGCAAGCGCCAAGCCGCCTTGGGCTAAGTAAGTGAGTTTGTCCCCCCGGCCATTTGGGGTTGGAGCCGGGGGGACGCCTCAACCGCAGCAGCGAGAGACAGGCACATGAAATTGCCCGAACCGATAAATACCATACCGCACCTGATCGACCAATATCATAAATCGCAGAGCGAGAAGCCGCGCCCGCATTTGGGGTGCAGCCTGCTGGGCCACCCCTGCGATCGATGGCTGTGGCTGTCGTTCCGCTGGGCCGTAGTGGAGGCGTTCGAGGGACGCATCCTGCGCCTGTTCCGCCGCGGCCAGAACGAGGAGGCAGTCATCATACGTGACCTGCGCAACGTCGGGATAGACGTGCGATCCAGCCAGCAACGGGTCAATTTTGGCAGCCACGTCTCCGGCAGCCTAGACGGCGTCATTGAGAGCGGCGTGCCAGAGGCGCCGACAAAGCGCCACGTTGCCGAGTTCAAGACGCATTCGAAAAAGAGCTTTGATGACATGGCGGCCAAAGGCGTTGAGAAATCCAAGCCGATGCACTTCGTCCAGATGCAGGTCTACATGCACGGCACCAACATTGACCGCGCGCTCTATGTGGCGGTCTGCAAGGACGATGACCGGCTCCATATCGAGCGCATCAAGTATGATCGCGACGTTGCCACCAGAGCGGTGGAGCGCGGCCGGCGCATCGCACTGGCGGATCGCATGCCACCACCCATCAGCACCGATCCTAGCTGGTACCAGTGCCGCTTCTGCCCGGCGCACAGCTTCTGCCACAAGGCCGAGCCGACCAAGCACGCCAACTGCCGCACATGTGCGCATGCGACGGCGAAATCCGACAGCACTTGGCGCTGCGAGCGGCACGAAGCCGACAACATTCCGGTCGATTTCCAGCACACCGGCTGCGATGATCACATCATCCACCCTGATCTGGTGCCGTGGCCAATGATCCCCAGCGAGGACGGCCACAGCGTCATGTGGCGCATCGGCGATCGCGTGATTGAGAACAGCGCGACTGCATACAAGAGCCGCGAGATACTGGCGAACCCGGCCGTGTGCGGGACCGAAGAAGTTGAGAATGTGAAGCGGGTGTTCCCTGAAGCGGAGGTAGTGAAATGAATATGAATTTTATTGAAAATGTATTTGGCAATGAACTGCAAGTTCGTTGCCCAACCTGCAAAAATTCTTACACGCATCATGTTGGCGTAGAATCGGCTGAAAGATTTGAAGAGGATGCAGAATTTGGAACTGTTGTTACCGTTCGCGGGCATCATGTTTCATTTTCAAATGATGCCGGAAAAAGAAGCGTCAGCAGACGGCGCGGTTCTGTTTCAATTAGAATGAGCTGTGAACAAGGATGCGATGATTTTTTAATTTCCTTTGTTCAGCACAAGGGAACTACCTACATTAATTGCAACGTTTTGACGGGAGCCGGAAACACATGTTGGAGGGGTATGGACGATGCTCCGTGACTATCAACAGCACACCATCGACCAGCTGTATGGCTGGTTCGCTGCGGGCAACGCTGGCAACCCGTGTCTGGTGCTGCCAACCGGATCCGGCAAAAGCCACATCGTGGCGGCGCTGTGCAAAGATGCGCTTCAAAACTGGCCGGAGACGCGCGTCTTGATGCTGACGCACGTCAAGGAGCTTATCACTCAGAATGCTGCCAAAATGCGCGAACATTGGCCTAACGCGCCGATGGGCATCTATTCCGCCGGGCTGCGAAGCAAGCGCCTAGGCGAGCCAATCACGTTCGCCGGCATCCAATCGGTGCGAAGCAGGGCGCAGCAACTAGGCCACATTGATCTCGTCATTATCGACGAGTGCCATCTGGTGTCGCACAAAGACGAGGGCAGCTATCGTCACCTGCTGGCCGACCTCACCGCCATCAACCCGGCGCTGCGCGTCGTGGGCCTGACAGCCACGCCATACCGGCTGGGCCACGGGCTGATCACTGATGCACCGGCCCTGTTCCACGCCATGATCGAGCCGGTGTCGATCGCGGAACTGATCTACAAAGGGTTTCTCTCCACCCTGCGTAGCAAGCCCACCAATGCCACGTTCGACGTGAGCGGCGTCCACAAGCGGGGCGGAGAGTATATCGAGAGCGAGCTGCAGGCGGCGATCGATACCGACGAGAACAACGTCGCCGTGGTTGACGAGGTGATCGATCGGGCGGAGGGGCGCAAGGCGTGGCTGTTCTTCTGCGCCGGCGTTCACCATGCCGAGCAAATCGCGGCGCTGCTGAACCAACGCGGGATCCCGGCGGCTTGCGTGGTGGGTACAACACCAAAGGCCGATCGCGAGCAGATACTGGCGGATTTCAAGGGCGGCCGCTTGCGGGCGCTGACAAACGCAAACGTCCTCACGACCGGGTTCGACTATCCCGACATCGATCTGATTGCCATGCTGCGGCCGACGATGAGCGCCAGCCTGTATGTCCAAATGGCTGGCCGCGGGATGCGGGTAAAGAGCCACACCGATCACTGCCTTGTGCTCGACTTTGCGGGGGTGGTGCAGGCGCATGGGCCGATCACCGCTGTGCAGCCACCCAAAAAGGCAGGCAAGGGCAATGGCGAGGCACCGGTCAAGGTCTGCGATGCCTGCAATGAGCTGGTGCACATCAGCGCCAAGGTCTGCCCGACCTGTGATACGCCGTTCCCAGCACCCGAGAAGCCCAAGCTGGAGCTGCACCACGACGACATCATGGGCGTCGATGTGCAGGAGATGACGGTTACGGAGTGGAGGTGGCGCAAACACACGAGCCGTGCCAGTGGCAAGGAAATGCTGGCCGTGTCGTACTATGGTGGCCTGAGCGATCCGCTGGTCGAGGAATATTTTCCGGTCACGCACGGCGGTTACGCCGGTGAAAAGGCGGTGGCGACGCTTGGCATCATTGCCAGCAGTGCTGGCGCGCAGTTGAGGCAAGGCATTACGCTCGACGGCGCCGCTGCCGTGATGAATGCCTCAAGGCCGCCAGCGGACATCACATACAAACGCGATGGCAAATATCATCGCATCATCGGGAGATTGTGGGGATGAGTGATCCATTTAAGATAGAAGGGCCGGCCCTGATCTCGTTCAGCGGTGGCAGAACGAGCGCCTACATGCTGTGGCGCATCCTACAAGCCCACGGCGGCAGCCTGCCGGATGATGTGCATGTCACCTTCGCCAACACCGGCAAGGAGCGCGAGGAAACGCTGCGGTTCGTGCATGAGTGCGCAACCCGGTGGAACGTGCGCGTGCGGTGGTTGGAGTGGCGGCCAATGCCAGACCGCTTTGCAGAAGTCGGCTTCAATTCTGCAGACCGCGCTGGCACTCCGTTTGAGGGCTTGATTGCCCTTCGCGGCAGGCTCCCAAACCCATTGCAAAGGTTTTGCAGCCGGGAGTTGAAGGTTGAGCCAATTAAGGCATTTTGCCGGTCGTTGGGCTGGGAGCGTTGGGCAAATGTCATCGGCTTGCGCTATGATGAAAGCCGCCGCGTTCGCAATAAACTAAACGAAAATGAATCGGGCGGCCATCGCTGGAAAAGCGCCATGCCGTTGTTTGACGCGAAGGTGACGCGCGATGACGTGATGGAGTTTTGGTCTGAGCAAGACTTTGACCTTGGCTTGCAGCCATACGAAGGCAACTGCGATCTGTGTTTTCTTAAAGGCGCACGCATCCTGCAATCTATCATTCGCCGCGAACCATCGCGCGCGGATTGGTGGATAGCACAGGAAGCCGCCGGGCAACGTTTTGAGCGCGACCGCTCCTACGCCGGCCTGCTTGATGCTGTGCAGCGGCAGCCTTTGTTGCGGCTTCTAGACCCAGATCAGGAATACGATGCCGAATGCGGAACATGGTGTGGGAGTGAGCCATCATGAGCCAAGCCGCCAAACCAGCCGCGCTGATTGCTTGGGAATGCGGCCGCCCTAAACTATGCTGGGACTGCAACTATTTTCACCGGGAAACCAACCATTGCCACAAGCACGACGCAACGCCGCCCGCCGAGTTCCAAGAGGCGCCAAGCGCCTGCCCGGACTGGCGGGAACACGATCCATACGATGTGCAGGCAAGGGAAGTGCCGTTTTGAAGGAAACTTTCCCAACCGAGCATGAGGAGCAAAGTGATTTCGTGCGCTGGTTCCGGCGCAAGTTTGCGGACGTTCGCATATTTGCGATCCCCAACGGCGGCTATCGCTCTCAGGCGGCCGGCGCCAAGCTCAAGGCCGAGGGCGCGTCGGCTGGCGTTCCCGATCTTTTCGTGCCGGCTTGGCGGCTATGGATCGAGATGAAGCGCCAGAAGGGCGGCCGTGTTTCGCCCGAGCAGACCGACTGGATCAAATATCTGGAAAGCCTCGGCCACACCTGCATCGTGTGCCCCGGCTCAGAGAATGCGCAAGCTCAGGTCGACGCATTTGCTGCCACGATAAAATAATTCGCGGCACTGCATTTTTCCTGTTGATCTTTAGGACGAACGGCCCCATAACAATCAGGCCAACGGGGCAGCGCCCCACCAAACGGGAGATACACAATGACCATCCGCACCGCCCTCGACGCCTTCGCCCCCGAGCTGGCCGCTCAGTACACCACCTTCGTCACCCGCCGCATCGAGCGCCTGATCGAGCAGTTCGGCCTCGGGCTGAAGGGCATCGGCAACAGCGGCCAGTACAAGAGCTACGAAGCCGTAGCCGCCCTGTTCAACCGCCAGACCGGCGAGATCCGCGCTGACCGCGTCGAAGTCGCCGCCGTTGCCTACGCCGCCGCCACCATTGAAGCGTGGGCCGCCAAGATCGACCAGAAGGTCGGCGACCTGACCGACGCTGAAGTGCAGGCTCTGGACGGCGCTCGCTTCCGCATCACCGGCACCAAGAACGGCAGCAACGTCGTCATCGAGCAGGACATGATCGTCAACGTCTCGCCGAAGGGCAAGCTGTTCAACCAGTTCCCCGCCCGCATCTACGTCAACGGCAAGTTCACCAGCGCGGCGGCCTACGCCAAGCTCTGACTAGCAGGGCCGGCCACAGCGCCGGCCCACCAACCGGGGCAACGCCCCACCAAACGGGAGACGACCAATGCACACATGGCTCAAGGAAGACATCGCCAAGCAGGAATGGCGCGACAGCAAGCCGGCCGAGACCGCCGGCCCGCCGCAGCCCCTCTGCCCCACGACGCGCTCAATCAGCAGCGCCGCGTGGGCCCTGCTCCACCCCACGACCGACTGGCTGCAGTGGCTGCCGCGTGAGGCCGCCCGCCGGCAGGCCATCGCTGCCTGCCGCAGCATCAGCCGCATCGCCGCGCAGGTGGCGGCATGACAACCCGCATAGCCATCATCACCATCTGCACCCTCGGCGTCGTCCTCGGCCTGACCCTGTGGGTGTGCGCGTGGGAAAAGAAGGCCCGCCAGCGCGCCGAGGCTTACTGTCAGGACCACCAGATGGTGCTGGTGGACACACCCGCAGGCGAGCGCTGCGCGCCCCTGTGGGCACTGGAAAGGACATCCCGGTGACGAGCAACAACTGGCTGGCTTTGGTCATCCTCGCCCTCATGGGCACGGCCGCCTACATCATCATCCGGCAGCCGCCCATCAACCTCGACGACCTTGATGACATCGATTGGTAAAGGAGCACTAAGCCATGACATTTATCGACCCAGATCCCAAGACGACGAAGGGCAACATCGATTTCCACGTCAATCTCGATGACGTTGAGACGCTCATCAACAAAGCCTTCTCGCAGTGGCTGCGTAAGCAGCGCCTCGAAATCTACTTGATGGACGGCCACATCGTCGTATTCCTTGAGGACGCCTACGCCGACGACGGCGAGCATTACACCTACCGCATACCCTACGCCGAGTTCTTTAATGAGCGTAATGAGGAGCCGCCGGACCTTCGGGACTTTCTTCTGCTCGGACTGAAGATCTACCGCAAGCGGTACGGCCACGACCCCGTAGAGGATGACGCATGATCCGCAAGGCAATCATTAGAGGTCGTCGCTTCTGGTGGCTGTACCCCGAGACGGGACGCATGGAGCGCATCTACATCAATGAGCGCGTTCGCGCCCACCTGTCCCAGGTGAAGGGGGTGGAGGCGCGCCTTGAGGCAGAGCAGCCCACGAAGCGCACCTACCACCCGCCACGGCCGCCGGGTACTAAACCGACGCTGCCTCCAGTCGGTGGGCAGCACAACGGCCTGACGTTGAGCGAGCTTGCACATCAATACGGGTGGGGGTCAGTTCCGCGTTTCACGATCGCCTTGAAAGCGCATCGACCCGAAATCTACAATGACGCCAGAGCCGTGGGTCGCGGTCGTTCCAACTTCAACTTAACGGGCAAACAATCAGCAACAGGAGGGACCAATGAGCATCAGTGACATCATCAACCCGTGGGGCGCACTGCGCGAGGCCAAGTGGCTCGCCGCCAGCCAGCAGCGTGAGATCGAGGCCCTGTACGTGAAGCTCGGCGAGGCCGAGACCAAAGCGTCCGAGGCCGCGACCAACGAGCTGGTCATCCGCGTCCTGCGTTCCAAGCTCGAGCGGCTGGAGGACACTCTCAAGCAGGCATTCTTCCGCGACCCCAAGACCGGCCGCTTCGGCCGCAAGGGCGTGCGCAAATGATCGCCGAGGCACGCGAGGCCTTCGCCCAGCGCGATCGGCTGCAGGCTGAACTGGACGCCGTCAACGACCGGCTGGTCAAGCTCAAAGCCCAGTACATGGAACGCACCCACATCTGGGGCATCCGAGACGAGCGGTTTCGGTTCGAGATCAACAAAATGGAAGACGCATGAGTAGTTCCAGCGCGTCCCTGCCGCGCCACTACTACGTCTGGGTTGATCGATCGTTCATCCGCGAGGGTGCCATCGGCTGGGAGCCGGCCGTGTGGTTTGGCCTGCATTCGCACCCCGGCCGCGCGTGGGGCTGCCACGTCATGCTGGAGTGCGGTGCATTCTATCGTGGCCTGCCACCCCACGCCATCAGCTTCAGCGCCGATCCGGCATGCACCGACTGGACGCTGCCGCAGGCGCAGGTGTGGGACTGCTACGGCAGGGACTTCTCGCTGCTCATCTATGATTATCTGGACGGACTACGGGTGAAGGTGAAGGGCGGAGAGGCCGGCGAGTATCTGTTCACGGCGGTACCGCAGGGTGATGCGTTCACGCATGAGCCGTCGCAGGCAAAAGAGTTCATGTTCATCCGCACCAACCGCGATCGGCTGACCATCGTGCCGACAAACAATTTATTGTTCGAGGAGCGGTCATTCACCGTCGATCAGGGCTGGCCGCAGCTTAAGCGCTCCAGCGAAATCTGGTCGTGCGAGTGACCATCGACAACAAGGAATACAACATGACACAAGAGTTGCGGGCGATGAGCCCGAACGAAGTCCGTGACGCCCGCCGGGCACTGGGGTTGACGCAGCATGAGCTGGCAGTCCTGCTGCGCATGGGCGGCGACGGCAAGCGTTCTGTGCGCCGCTGGGAGGCAGGCGATCGCGAGATCAGCGGCCCGGCATCCGTGGCGATCGAGGCGCTGCTGACAGGATGGCGGCCAGGTGATTTGGATGTTGACGGTTGATGCAGGTTGAGACGATAGGCGCGGCAACGCTTTATCTTGGCGACTGCCGGGACGTGCTACCGACGCTGGGCAAAGTTGATGCGGTGGTGACTGACCCGCCTTATGGGATGGCTTTTAGGTCAAATCACCGTGCCGAAAAGCATCTAGCTATTGCTAACGATGACACAGACGAACTATTGCAGTGGGCCTGCCGACTGTCAGCCTCGCACAGCGTTTACGTTTTTTGCCGCTGGGACAATCTTTTCGCCGTTCCAAAGCCGCGTTCGCTGGTAACGTGGGTGAAGAACAATTGGTCAATGGGCGATCTTGAACACGAACACGCTCGGCAGACAGAGGTGGTGTTGTTTTATCCTGGCCCCGATCACGATTTTCCTGCGGGACGGCCAAGCGATGTTATTCGCGCGCCCCGCACTGGGAATGAGCATCACCCTACAGAAAAGCCAGTGCAATTGATGCGGGTTTTTGTCGAATGGACGCGCGGCATCGTTCTAGACCCCTTCATGGGCAGCGGCACCACAGGCGTTGCAGCCGTTCAGATGGGCCGCAATTTCATCGGGATCGAACGCGAACCTAAGTATTTCGACATTGCTTGCCGCCGCATTGAGCAGGCACAGAGGCAAGGCGATATGTTTATTGAAAGGCCGGGTAATTTGGATGTTGACGCTTAGGACGAACGGCCCCATAAGGGGACACCAACGGGGGCACTGCCCCACCGAAAGGGAGATACAACGTGTCCTACCAGAACTTCAACCGCCTTCCAATCATCGACCAGACGGCTCCGCTCGTTTCGTACACTGTCGAGCAGGACGTGTATGGCACAGAGGAAGAGATCGCCGGCTGGTTCGTCGTTGAGCACAGCGTCATTAACGGCGTGTACGTCACGCCCGGCTGGTACCCCAGCAAGGAGGCCGCTTTCGAGGCCATGCTCCAGATCGAAGCCTAACACCAACCGGGGCACTGCCCCACCTCACAGGGAGACGACAAATGGCTGCTTATTCTTACTACCCAGAACACGGCAAAAGCCTGACCGCAATTCACGATCAAAAAGAGGGAGACGTTGTCACGCTGTCAGTTGGCAGCACCGCCTACAGCCTGCCGCAAACGCAGTTTGGCTGGCAGAGCAGCCAGTGGACAAAGTATGTGCTGCCCGCGCCTGTTGGCGTGAACAAATTTGGCGCGGCGCTGTTTGATCTAGATGGCATTGGCCAATGCCCGATTGACGATTCGTTTCAGAACGAAGTCACCCGCGATGCCGCGCAAAAGCGGGAATTGCAGCGCCTTCTGAGCCGCGTCTAACTAAACCGGGGCACTGCCCCACCACACAGGGAGACAACACCATGCAACGCATCGCAGACTACACCGCCCCAACCAAGCGTTTTGATGGGACGCTGACCATCAGCGTCCTGTCCAACGGGCGCCGCCACTTCATTTGCGAACATAAGGTTGACGGTAAGCGCACAGCGCGCGCCGTTGCGGCGCAATACGACGCCACGCCGTGGAACTTCTAGCTGGGTCAGGACAGCGCGGTCTACGACGGCGAGAAGATCGTCTTCTTCGGCCAGCGGATCATCGAGAGGGCGAAGGGCGCTTAGACGCCGTACTTAGCTGCGAGACCGCCACGGGCGAGTTCGCGCTCAGCTTCGTACTCTTCCATTGCTGCGGCGGGGATAGCCATACCCGGAGCCCAGCCATACTTCTTGAGGATGCTGATCAGCTTGTCATCGAACACGACGTAATTGCGTGTGCCGTCGCCAGCGCCACGGCTGCCTTGGTCGAGGTACTTGATGCCGGGGATGCCGAATCCGCTTAGGTCGCCAGTTGCGCCCGCCTGTGAACCGCCCAGCGTCGTAAGGGCGTTTTTTCCGCTATCAATACCGTAATCGCGCTTTTGATTGGCAAGGCGCTGATAGGTAATCTGCCCTTGCTCCATAGGGTCAAAATCGTTCCCGCTCGGATGGTAGGTGTCGGGGTCCATTGCCGCCAACGCGCCGCGCACCTTCTCGCTCTGCCCGCTCAACGGCGCATCCCAATCGAGAAAATCAGCCGGGTCTGCGTCAATGCGGACTTGATACATGGAGCCTTTAGGTATGTCCATTGTTTTACGAAATGCCTCAATCAAATCAGGAGTAAGTTCTTTTCCTGAATAATTGGCAAAGTCTCTAGCGGCAACTTCTGGAAACAAATTATTTGTCGTTCGCGCAAAGGTCATTGCATGTGCTCTGTCGTTTGGAGACAGACCTATTTTTTTAAACTCTATTGAGTTCATAGCGCCTTTAGTCAGTGCATCGCGATACCCCTGCGCCACATCTTCGTTCTCAGCAAAATACAGCCCATGCCCAAACGCCTGCGCGCCTTCGCCCGTGCCGATCTTGCTCATGTCGAAGCGATCAAAGCTGTACGGGCTGCCGTGGTAGGCCGTTATGCCTTGCGGCTTGACGGCCAGCGGTGCCTCTGAAGGCGGTGCGGGGGTCTCTTGCGGTTTAACGGCCAGCGAAGGGGGCGCGGTGGGCTTGTTCGGCCGCAGGCGCGCCGCCACCTTTGCGCCAAGCGCCTTGAGGCGCGGCGCGGCGGCCGCGCCAACGCCGTACATGCCGAGTGCCTGCGCCCCCTCAGACGCCACGCTGCGCGGGATGTCTGCCATGCTGTCGGCCGCGCCAACGCCGTACAGCGCAGCCTCGCCGACCACAGGCGCGATGCGCGCAGCGCGCGGTGCCTTGGCCGCCAGAGAGGCCATGCGCGCACCAGCGAGGCCCTGAGCGCCCGGCAGCAGCGCCGGCAGCAGTGCGCCGCCAATCTCAAGGCCGGCGCTCTCATAAGGGTTGGCCTCCTCGTATGCCGCCTGCTGCGCCCGGATGCGCGCCACCTCGCGCTGGTAGGCAGCAGGGTCAAGCTGCGCCAGCGCCCGCAGGCCAGCCTCGATCTCGTCGTTGAAGGCAAACGTCGCCCCCTTCGCCACCGTGCGCGCACGATCCGCGAACGACGGGCCGCCCTCGGCGTAGCGGCGCGGCGTCACGGCGAAGGGGAAGTCGGTGGAGCGCATGTCAGCGATACTTCCTCGCCAGTTCCATCAGGCCGCCATTATACATGCCGACCGGCTGCTCGTCACGCGGCTCCTCCACGCCTGCCGCCTCGATGGCGGCTATGCGCTTGGCGATCTCCTGCAGGCGCTGCGGGTCTTCAGTCCGGCTGGCCTGCAGCAGCAGGTTACGGACCGCCGGGCTTTCGTACAGCCGGGCTGCCCCGCCAATGCTACCGGCCGCCGCCATGGCCGTGAGGAACCCCTCCAACCCGCCGCCAAACGCGCCGATGCCACCGACTGCAGCGGTAGGCAAGAACGCCTGCGCTCCCGTTGTCGGAAAGGCACCTGCCTCACCCGCCCGCCGTGTTGCGTTCAGCACCCGCGTCAAACCCTGCAGGCGGATGAGATCGTCGCCGTTAAAGAAAACGCCAACGGATTGGCCCAATTTTCTGATTTCATTTGCAAATCGGGTTGGGGATACAACCTCTTCACCCGCACCTGTCGCCCTCGCCGCAGCGCGAGCGATAATGGCTTGGCGAGCGATGGCCCGACCCTGCGGCGACAGATTACGATACAAAGCTGCAACGTCGCTGGGCTTGCTGCTGAACAGCAAACTTTGGACAGCTTCCGGGGTGGCATCTCCGGTTTTCAGCACACGCTTGAGCGACTGCTTTTGCAGTTCATTTGCCTCTTCAGACAGCCGCCTGTTGGCCACCGTCCATCTGTCGTAATCCCGGCGTTGGCCGTTCTGGCGGATGAAATCGCCCATGTCCTGACGCACTGGGTCATAGATTGCGCGCAAGGCTTTCTCACCAACGTCACGCGCACCCGGCGAAATCTGATTTGCTGGGTCGTTCCTAAAGACGTTGCCCAGCACGTCCTTGCGATACGCCTCCAACTCAAACAGGTTGCGGCCCTGAATATCATTCATGATTCGCTCAAGCTCGTCAGCAGCTTCGTCCGCCACCGCCGTTCGACGGCTACGCAGATCGGCAATTTGAGAACCAATGCGCTGCATCGTTGCCTGCAGAGGCACAGGGCCCGCGCTTGCCAGCCGATTGATGACCTCGTTCTTGCTGCCGGTATATTGCTGAATGGCAGCAGAGCGTCGTTGTGCCAAGTCAGTCACGATCTGCTCTGGAAGCGCGTCAATGTTTGTTGCGCTGTAATCGTTGACGATGTCTCGCACCGCATCGATGCGGGCCTGCTGTTGCGCTTCGCGCACAGGGCCTGTGCCTGCTATCGGAATACGCTCACCGGTGGCCTGCGCGGTTCGCCCAGCGAAAGTGCGCGGCGGCAAGACATCACTAGTCATCAGCGGGATGTTGGCTTCTCTAGCTTCCTGCACGATTGCGGGCAGCGGAGCGCGCGGGCGCGGTGCGGCAACTCCACCAAGTGTGCCGAAGGCCAAGCCAGAGGCAAGCTGTGCCATGGGCCCACCACCAGCCTCTGCGGCCATCTGCGAGCCTGCGGCGCCGGTTCCACCACCAACAAGCTGCGCCGCCGGCTGCGCGGCCAACACGTCGCCAACAGCTGCGGCGAGAGGTCGAGCCGAAGAGGCTAACGTGCGGCCAAGGCCGATTGCGCCGCCAGCGCCGCCAACACCACCAGCAGCGGATTGGATGACGCGCTCTGTCGCCGTCTCCGGCTCCGGCACGCCGGCCGCCGTCAACAGATTGTTCAGCGCCTCGGTTGGCGTTGAGAAGTCGGTGCCGAGGAGCTTGTTCACGCCCTCGACAAGGGGGTCGCCCACGATCGGCCCGAGGGTGGTCAGGGCGGCACCCGCCAGTGCGCCGGGAGGGCCAGCACCCGTCATGAAGCCTAGACCTGCGCCCAAAGCAGCCGGTGCCAACCCACGCCCAACCGCGCCGAACACACCGCCAGCGGTGGTCTCAGGCTCAGCAACCTCGCTCGGAGGAACGTCTATCGTCGTGACATCTTCGGGGATATCGCCGGCCGAGCCGCGCAAATAATCCGCAATCTCTCGTTCGGAATAGCCCGCTGCCTTTGCGCCTTTAACATCAAAGTCGCCGCCAATCGTAACTTGCAACGGCTTTCCGGCAGCAGGGCCTGCGCCCGCTGGCTGGTCAGCCAGAAAGGCATCTATCTCTGCGTCGGTATACCCGGCAGCTTTGGCCGCAGCGCGATCCAACATGTCTTATCGCCTCACAAACTGGCTAAGCGGCGGCCGCTTGTCACCCTGCAAAGCCTTCTGCGCTCGGCCAGCGTAATAGTCAGCCCAAGACTGGCGGTTTGGGTTCAGATTGCCGGATTTGTCGAAGATGCGGTTGGCGTTGGTATACTGCTTCCAGAGCGTCTCCACCCCCTGCAGAGTGCCGTTGGCCTGCACAAACGCTTCGCGGAAACGCTGCTTTTCATCGGCCAGTTCAATCGCTGCTTTTTGTGCCTTAACGAACTTCTCGTTGGTCGCCTTGTCCATTGCCAAGCCGCCCGTCATCTTCAAGAACTGCGCGGCGTCGAAGTCGGACACGGTGCCTTCACCCGGAACGCGCTGGCCCCGCGCCATTCCTGACGCAAGCATCTGAGCCCGCTGTTGGTCGGCAGACTGCATAAACGTCCACAGCCTGTCGGCTACTTGGGGAGGAAAAAAGCCGGGGAAGTAACGCCTGTTGAGCTCCTCAAACTCGGTCAAGTCCCGGAGAGCGGCCTGTCTTTGCTGCGCTGCTGGTTGCTCCGCAACCGCAGCTTTTTCCGCAACACTCAGAGCTTGGGTCTGCGCCATGGCGCGCTGCTTCGGATCGCGGATGCTGTAGACCGGGTTTCTTTCGGCGCGGAGCACCGGCAGCCCAAGAGCCTGCTTGCGCAGCAGGTCTTCCCGCGTTGGGCCGGCATCTCCGAGCATGCCTTCCGCGATGGCAATCTCAGACGGGTCTGTTACCTCTTCCCAAGGCATTATTCGGGACTCCACTTGTAGAGCCTGCCGTCTGGCCCGCGTTCGTATTTCGGCTTACCGGCCTTCGACGACGGAGGCGGCTTCGTGGATTGTATACCTCTGGCCTTTTCCACCATTGCCGCGATGTTTTCAGGCGTGCCGGGGATTGCGGCAAGCAGCAATTTACGCTCTGGGCTATCTAAGGGGAGTGTCAGCGCTCGCGCAATCATGCGCTCCTTTTCACCCGGCCGGTTGGCTGCTTCGGCCGCCGCGGCGGCCCTCGCCGCTGCAGTCTCTTGCGCCACAGCAACGCCCAGCAATTGTCGCGCTGACTGCGTGTCGCCCCTCAGCAACTCAAGCTGGCCCATGCCCGCCTTCATCTCCAGCTCGCGCTCCTTGAGAGCACGCTCCGCTTCAGCCTCGCGCGTTGCGCCCGCGTACTTGCTCAGCAGCGTGCCGAGATTGCCCACGGTCTCGCCAAATGAGCCGGTGCGCGTCGGCTGGCCCAGAGCGGCCGCGATCGCGAACCACTTCTCGGCGTCGGACGGGCCGACGCGCTTTTTGCGCAGGTCGGCGCGGGCGGCGTTGATCAAGTCCAGATTGGCCTGCATCTGCGTGCGCTGGACACCTTCCGCCGTCTGCACGCCCTTCATCGCCACCGGAACCGGCAGCCCCGGCGCCATCAGCGCAGCAATGCTCTCGCCTGTCGGGAGGGCGCCGATATCTTCGTCTTCGTCCATCAGCCGCCCCCGAACAGTTTTTCAAAGCCCTTGACCGTTGCGAACGTTGATCCGAGCGAAGCCAGCAGCGACGGGCTCATCACGCCCGGCACTTCCATGCCGACCTTGGTCGCGCCCTTCGGCACCGCAGGCGCAACGCCCTGCAGCGCGCCGATCATGCCCTTGACCTGCTCCTGCGGGTAGGCGAACTGCCGCTCGAAGTCGGCGGCGGCGAGGTCGAGGTTGCGCTGCGTCTGGCCCTGCTGCATGCCGCCGGCTTGCTGCAGTGCACCAACGCCGGTGAGGCCGAGTTGCTGCGCCGTCTGCGCCAAGCCGCCCTGCCGCGTCAGTTCGCCCTGCGCCGCCTGCTGCGCCTGACCGAAGCCGCGCTCCAGTGCCTGCGACTGCTGGGCCGAGATGCCCTCCATGGCGTCGCGGATGGCGCGGCCGGTCAACTCAGCCTGCCGCGTGCCGCCAAACTGGCCGGCGCGGATCATCTCGCCCTCGATGCCCGGCAGCACCTGCTCCTTGAGCGTGCGCGTGCCGAGTTGGCCGATGCGGTTGACGACGTTCTCCGTGTACGGGTTCATGAACTGCTGCGTAACATCGGCCGTGCTCTGCGAGGCCTGCTGCAGATACGGCTCATAGGCCTGCGCCGCCTGCGGCGCCTGCTCAAAGGCCTGCTGCTGCAGGGCCGTGAAGTCGGCGATGCGAGGGCCTTGGTACAGCGGGAAGGCGCGATTGGCGAGCGCCTGCTGATTGGACAGGATGTCCATCGCGTAGTTCGTGTACCAATCGGGCAGCACGGACTGTTCCATCGAGGAGACGGGCACAGCCTGCGGCGCTTTGCCTTCAGTCAGGAAGTCCAGAAACGACATTAAACGAGTCCCCCAGAGAGGTAGCGCTCGGGCCGCTTAGCATTAGCACTAAACTTGCCCTTGGCCAAGTTGCGGCCTTTGTGTTTGCGGACTTTGACGCGGAAGTCGTCGAGGCGTTTGGCGCCCGCCCTACTCGACCCGTCGCCCAACATGGCCACGGTCTCGGCGTCAATGACATACTCGCCGTCGCTGAGCAGCGCCGGGATCTCGTCGCTGCGTCCGGTGCCGACGCCGTCAACGGCGAAGCTCTCGCGGCCGCCCATCTTGCCGCCCTTGGCGCGGGGCTGCGCACCCATGTCTTCGAAGATCATGGTGAGTGCCTGCCGCCCCTCGGGCGTGTTCAAGAAGGCCTCGATCTCGGCGTCCGACGCGCCCGGCATAGCTGCGCGCAGTATGTCGAGGCTACTGCTGAGCACCGAGGTCGTCGCGCCAACCGGCGCAGCGCCCGTGCTGAACACAGAGCCAACGCCCACGCGCGGTGCCGGTGCAGCCGCGGCGGCGAAGGCCGCGCGCTCAGCCGCTGTCTCGGGCACGTAGTTGAAGAACGAGCGCGCTGGGCCGTAGCCGTAGCGCGCATAGTCGATGTCGCTGCGGTCGCGCTGGGTGAGGGCTGACGGCGCGAACTGGCCGCGCGGCGCCGGCAGTTGGGCGCGGAATATTGGCGCGAGCGAGTCGAGGCCGGTACCAGTGCCGCCAGTGCCGCCGCCGCCACCACCGCCAAGAGCGCCGGCCAATATAGCCGCGCCCGTAAGACCCGTCATAATCTTGTCACCTGTGGTTGCGGGTTTGCCGCTGGCCCCTATCGTGTTGGCAACCGCGCCTAGACCGGCTGCACCTAGAACACCGGTAATAATTTTGTCGGTGATAGGACGCTTGCCGCTTACCGTCTGTGTATCAATTTCGTTTTGAAGGACATCATTAAGATAGTCGAGATTACCCCCAGTTGGCGTTGCGGCGGGCAGAGCGGCGGTAGGGATAACCGCCAAGCTCGCGCCGATATCACCGGGTTTGTCTGTCTTGTTAGAGACGGTAACCTGTTGACCGACCGTGCCAGTGCCCAATACCGGCGTCGTGCCCGCCACGGAGGGGAGAGAGCCTCCGATACCAACGTCTTTGTCTGTTTTGTTAGAGACAGTGACTTGCTGACCAACTGTGCCGGTGCCCATGACGGGCGTCGTGCCTACCACGGCAGGAAGAGCGCCCCCGATATCGCCGGGTTTGTCTGTCTTGTTAGAAACGGTGACCTGCTGACCAACTGTGCCAGTACCCATGACAGGCGTCGTACCTACCACGGCGGGAAGAGCGCCGCCGATCTCAGCGGGTTTGCTTGTCTGCCCAGTAACGACGGCTTGTTGGCCTACAGTTCCGGTGCCCAATGACGGCGTTGTGCCCGCCACAGCAGGAAGAGCGGCGCCGATATTAGCGTTTGGTGAGGTGCCCGTAACCGTAGTCAGCGGGCTGCTTGTGCCAGCGCCGAGAATGGCGCCAGTACCCGCGCCAACGACAGCTGGAGCAACGGCTGAGCCAAGTGAACCCGTTACCGTCTGGAGCGCGCCACTCGCGCCAGTGCTGGCGACATTACTCGCTAAGACGGCAGCGGGGGTTCCGACACCTGTCGCAACAACGTTACCGGCGGCGTCATAGAGGACGCCAGCGTTATTGAGCAGGCCGCCGGGGTAACCAAATTTGGCCGCTGCTGCCTCGCCGGGGCTGACGCCCGAAGGGCCGCCACCCGGCAGTACGCCCTTGAGTACCCCTGCCGTGACGCCCGTGATAGCCGCAGCCTTGAGCGCGTCTTCAAGAGACTTACCAGCGGCTATGTTGCCGGTGAACGATCCGGCTGCGGAACCAAGGCCTGTGCCGGCTGCGGCTGCGAGTTTACCCGCGCCGAGTAGCGTGCCTTGCGTCCCGCCGAGCAACGGGCCAAGCCCCGCGCCACCGGCAACAGCCAACATTGCGGGCAGCATAACGTCGCGAACGAGGTTGCCGATTGGCTCGTTCTTGTGGGTAGTGACCCACTGATCACCGACCTTTGCCTGCACAGACCAGATGTTTTTATTGCCTTCGGCTGTAGCCTGATCAAGGGCGCTTACCAGCCCTTGCGGATCTCCTGCGCCTTCGTAAGTAACCTTTCCCTGTGAGGCGTTGATGATACGGACAGGGTTTTCTGACGCCGGATTTAGCTTTAGGTAGTTGTCAACGGGGCGGCCAAACTCAGTGCTGATGTTGTACGTAGGCAACCCTGTTTCGAGTACGCCCGCGTACCCGGCCATGTTGCTGGTGTCGCCTCCCTGAAAATACGATGCGTCTTGCGCTTCACTGCCGCCCACAAAGAAAGGAAGCACGCCGAGCTGCCCTGTGACGGGGTCGTAGTTGCCGCCCCAATCCACCCGGTTCAGCGACGGATCGCGGTTCTTCAACCACTCAGGCGTGGCAGCTAAAGACGGATCGGACAGTTGATACGAACCGAGGCCGCCAGTGCCCCAAGACGCGGCGGGCTGTGCTGCGGTCGTTGCAGCGGAGAGGCCGCCCACCGGATCGTTTACGCCGTTAGCCATCAGCCTTGTCCTTCAAGCATCGGATAGACCCGCATTGCCCACTCGCGCCAGTCATCAAATTGATATGGGTCTGGTACAGCGCGTGTTGAAAAGGGTGACGCCTTCAAAAAGCCTGTAGCCCAACCCTGCCAGTCGTTCTCGTCGTTTAGCCGACCAAACGCCCACGCATCGCCAACCGACAGTATAACGCTATCGGCCCAAT